CGAGTGATCCCAACCCTGATCGAGTCCGCAAGCGCCCGCCGGATCGCCTGGATGTCGAGCATCAACCCACCCCGACGTGCAGCGAGTACGGCTGGATGCGTGCCCACACCTGCGGGTTCTCGCGGGCCCGGATGCCGGCGTACTCGGTGAACGCGGCGATCCCGAACGACACGTCACGGTTGGCGAGGATGTCTTTGGCGAGGATCTGGCAGGCGGCGACGATCGGTGCCGGGATCTGCGCCCATCCCCACGTCGCGGTGATCGTGACGTTCGCCCAACCACCGGAGTCGTACCAGTACCCGCCGAGCCGGCGAACCTCCGAATACGGCCGGTACTCACCAGAGCGGCCGATGCCGTTCAACGGTTCCAACTGGTAGTCGGTCGCCGTCAACGCGTAGGTGTTGTCGACCAACGAGGTGACCGTGGTGCAGTCGTCGATGAACAGCAGCGGGCTGTGCCGGGTCGCGAACACCCGTGGTGTCGCCGCGGCGACACCGGCGAGGGCGACGTGGCGGTCGAGGGCCTCGTTGATCCCGGCGGTCGCCGAGTCGAGCGCCACCTGCAGTTGGTCGTCGTCGCCCAGGTCGACCGCACGGTTGACGCCGAGGTACGTCTTGAACACGGCGCGATCGACGAGGGCCATCGTCGGCTACTTGCTTTCGCCGCTGGCGACGCGCTTGTTGCGGCCGGCAGCCTTGGCGCGCTCGGCGAATGTGCTGTTCGGCCCGGCCACCTTGGTCGCCCGACCGGTGCGCGGCTCGGCCGCGACGGGATCGTCGTCGCCGTCGACCTCGGCGTCCCACTTGATGTTCTCGGGCTTCTTCGGTGCTGCCATGTTCGCTCCTTGGGTCGGAGTACGCCGCCCCCGCCAAGCGCACAGGCGGGGACGGCGCGACGGGTGGGTTGGATCAAACGGCCGTGACGGTGCAGAACGCCGAGGGGTCCAGCACACCGAACCCGAGCCTCTCCTCGGCGAGGATGTCGAGGATGTTGCGGGCGAAGTGATCGTTGTGCGAGTCGGTCATGAAGATCGTTCCCTGCTGACGGTCAGCGACGACGGCCTGCTTGAAGTCACCGACGAGCGCCGTGTTCTGTGTGGCTGCCGGGGTGACGACGACTCGCAGACCCCACAGGCTGTTGAGCTGGTCGAGGCTGGCCCGCGGGTCACCGACGAGGTACTTGCCGGTGGTGTCCTTGGCGAGCAGGAACCCGGTCGAGAACCAGTCGGCCGGGTGAATGACCATCGCGGTCGGCTCGCGGAACTCGACGCGGATCGCGGCGATGGCGTCGACGATGGCGTCGATGTCGGTGCCGGCCGAACCGACGGTGAGGATGTTGACGGTGTTGTAGATGCCGCGCAGGTTCGGGGTCGTCCCGTTGCCGTTGAGGATCTGATCTTCCTCTTCTTCGCGGAGCCCGTAGAGCAGGAACTCGTTGACGAGCTGCATCACCTGTCCACCGTCGGCCGCGGCGCGACGGCTGATCGGGATCATGTGGGCGATCGTCTCGACGATCGACGTGACCACGGCGAGGGTCAGTGTCGATTCGGGCTTGACACCGTGGGCGGCGGTGTAGGCGCCGACGGCCACGTTGTTGAGACCGGGGGTGGCCGACGTTGTCGCCTCGAGCACTGTGGCTGCGGCGTTCGTCTTGCCGGTGACGGTGACGTAATCGAACGTGTCGGAGTTGATCGTGATGTTCGTGCACAGGTCGCGTACCGACAGTGGGCGTTCACCGATCAGGTCGACCGAGGTGCCCAACCGCTGTGTGGTGACGAACGCCCCTGCGGATGTGTCCGACAGGCCGGTGATCATCGCCTTGCCGTACATGCCGCCGGCTTCGAAGTTCGCGGCCTTCTGGATGGGCACCGACATGATCGCACCGTTGGTGCCGGTGTATCCCTTGACGAACTCCTGGTAGGCGGGCGACTTGGCGAACGCTTCACCGAGGGTCATCCCCTTCGGGTTGACGATCCCGGACGAATGGATCTCAAGTGGTGCACCGCCAGTGGTGCTGGCGCCGAGATCGCCGAGGAATCCCTTGGCGATGTCGAGGGTGCCGTTGGCGTTCGTCGACGCCTTGACGGTCTCGATCAGGTTCTTCACGTCGGTCGAGTACTTGGTGAGCTTCTCGCGGTCCTCGGCGGTGGCGCCGCCATCTTTGGCGTCGCACTCGACCGCGAACGCGGTCATTTCGGGGACCAGCTTTTCGAGCTGCTCCCGCGGGGTGGGGGTCGACATGGTGTCGTCTCCTTCGGGTCGTAGTTGGTGGGGCGCCGCTCGTCAGAGCAGCACGGCTTGCGCCTCGAGCTCGAGTGCTCGGAGCGCGGCCACGTCGACTGCGACCGGAGTGACGGCGGCGGCGGCCTTGGCGGCGGCGGCGGTCTCCTCGGGGTTCGTTTCGGTGGGGGTTTCGTTCACGGTTGTGACCGACTTGGTTTCACACGTCACACCCAGTTTCACCAGGGTGTCGTGGATTGATTGGAGGGCCGCCAGCTGACGGGCGCCGGTCTTGGTCTCGGCGTCGGTGATGGCATCGGCGACGTCGGACACCAGGGATTTCGACGCGGTGATCAACGCCTCCCGGTTCGACGGGATCCCGACGATGCCGGCGTTGAGCAGTTCGGCCTTGCGCAAGTGGACGAGCCCGTCGGTGTCGTCGACCTCGTAGTGGGAGTTCATGTAGGCGACCGACATCGTGCGGATGTGGCCTTCCTCGACGAGCGAGCGGACCATTTGGGCGAGCGGGTGGCTGGCGTAGGTGCCCTCGAACTTCAAGATCGCGCCGTCGTAGTACGGGCTGCCGGATGCGACGGTCTTCTCGACGGTCATTGCGTGGTCGATGTCGATGGTGATGTGCTCGGGCAACGGGTTGAACGCGCCGGCGTCGAGCACCTCACGGTCACGGTCTACCGACGGCACCGACAGCACCGCTTCGAACGAACCGTTCGGCGCCTTGGTGGTCGCCGTCGTCGACTTGATCTCGGCGATGTACTTGCCGCTCGTCTTGGTGGTGATGTCCATCAGGTCTCCTTCGCGGTGAGGGCGCGCAGCCGGCCCTTGAACTGGTCGATGGTTTCGCCGGCCAGGCGGGCAGCGATCAACTGCTGCAGGATCGGGACGGCGTCGGCGTCGATGCCGGCGACGAGCCGGTCGACGTCGATCTCGGCGAGGTTCTTGGTGCGGGTCAGACGGCCCATCACGGCACGCACCGTGTCAAGAGATGCGACCCGGCGCTGCGCGGCGGCGATCACCTCGACGATCCTGTCGGCAGTCCGCGGATCGACCTTGCCGGTCAACGACGAGGCGTTGACCGTGATCGTCTTCTCGGGCGCGGCGGGGGCGTCCAGCGCCAACACAGGGGGTGCTGTGTGCTTGGTGGGCGCGGGACCGGTCAGCCCGGCGCCCATCTGGTTGAGCAACGCCCTGGCTTCGTCGGCAGAGATGACGACACCGACCGCGAGGTAGATCTTCTGCAGCGTCAACGCGACGGCTTCCGGGTCGCCGCCGGGGTCGTCTCCCCCGCCGCCGGGTGGGGTCATCAGACCGTGGGGGCCGAGCGGCAAGGTGGCCGAGTTGAGGAACACGAAGTCGGTGCCGTCGATGTGCGGCAGGTTCTCCCGCTCTCGCTTCTCGGCGATCGTCATGTAGTCGGCCTGCTGATAGGCGGCGGCACGGGCCTCGAAAGCGCCACGGAGCACCTCGTCGAGCAGGAACTCGCCGTACACACTGTCGTTGAAATCGGGGGGTTGGTCGCGACCGAACCGGCCGTCGCGCAGCTCGAACTCGACGGTCGACTCCAACGCCCCGAGGACGGCACCCATCGTGTCGCGGTACATCGACCGCATCTGCTCGGTGATGTTCGAGAACGTGGCGTGGTCGAGGATCCCGATCGACGCCTGCGGCAGGTCGAACGCGGCGGCGACCTCCTCGCGGTTCAACTTGCGTGATTCGACGTACTGCAGTTCACCGACGTTGAACGGCACGACGTTCGCCTTCATCCCCTCTTCGAGAATCGCCGCCTTCTGCCAGTTGTCGACCCCACCGTGGATGTCGGCCCATTGCGCCGACAACCGTTTGATCGCCCCGTCGTTGAGTAGCGACGGGTGCTCGAGGATGATCGACGGGCGACCACCGTTGCGCCACAACGCCGAGTTGGCCCGCTGCGATCCGGTCTCGTTCTCCAACGTCGAACGCAACGGCTCGAGCGTCGACATCCCGCGGGCCAGGCTGTCCGGGTTGAACTCGCGGTGCAGAACGAGGTCTTCGCGCTTGACGTGGATGTCACCGCGGGGCAGGCGGATCAACCAGGTGGTCACACCGTTCTGGTCGGTCTCCGATACCAGCGACGTCGGGTGGACCGGGTGCAGCTCGATCGGGCGGCCGCCGTTGTCGCGTTCCTTCAGCCACGGCGCCTCGCCGTAGATGTCCTTGGTCGACACCGTCCACCGCCAGAACGTGAACGGGTCGAGGTGCTTGGACGGGCGGGCCATCAACTGTCCGAACGGCGTATCGGTGGCGCTGGTACGTCCCTCGGAACTGCGGTCGTACACCTTGAACGGCAGTCGGGCGGCGGCCTCGGCACGCTTGTCGACAGCGATGTGCACCCACAGTTGGCAGCGGTACATCTCGGCGTACGACGACCACCGCAACCCGAGCGAGTTGAGCCCGGACATCCCCGGCCAATCACGAACCGGGCCTTCCCACAGAGTTGTCGTCGACTTGACGAGCGCGCCGTTGCTCTGAAACATCAGCGCCCCTCCTCAGCCTGCGATCTGCAGGAACAACACGTCGGACATCAACACGATCAACTCACCGTCGACCGGTGTCGGTGGCAGCCCGGTCGTCGTCAACGCCTCGACGTTGCGCAACACCACCGCGTCCTGGTCGTGGTCGTAGAGCAACCCGCGGAACGTGGACCCACCCTTCAACGTCACGATCACCAGCGACCGCAACCGTTGTTTGAGGACGTGACGCACTAGATCACCCGCATCCCACGCTCCTCGTCGTATACCGACACCATCGACCCGGCCGGCAGCAAGGCCCTGGCGATGGTCACCGCGACGAGCGGGGAGATCGGCACCGTCGCCGAACGCAGATCCCACACCCACGCCTCACCCAACACCCGCTCACCGGCATCGCCAGCGGCAAGATCCAACGGCCGCTGCCCGGCCGGGCGCCGCAACCGGCCCTCGATCACGTCGGTGTAGAACCCGCCGCACGCCTGCACGTACTCGCGGGCACTCAACTGCACCAACTCGGTCCTGATCCCCGCCTGCCTGAACGCCGCCAACACCGGACCAACCTGCGCGCCCGCCGGCCCGGCACCATTACAGGCCACGACCACCGGATGATGCTTGTTCACCAGGGCGACGAGTTCGGTCGCCAACCAACCAGCTCCAGGCCGGTGAGCCTTCACCTCGACGTACGGGGATTGCAACGTCCCCGCCGACCAGGCGATCGACGACCACTCGCCATCCTTGGTGACATCGAACGTCAACGCCACCATCGGCACCGACTTCGGCAAGTCCGGGCCGACCGTCGCGACCCACAAGTCCTCGGGCAACTTGACATCACGTAGCAGACTGTCGTTGAACATCGGGTCGAATACACCAAGGCGTTCCCGCGCCCATCCGTCGGGGTCGTCGGACTGGGCGCGCCGTTCGTTCTCGATGAACTCCTCGGAGATGCCATGATCGGGGTGGTTCATCGCCGGGTTCGCAATCGCCCACAGTCGTCGGTCGTCGAGATCGATCCGACCACGGTTCGACACCAGCCGACCGTCGTCGGCGATGCTCACTTCTTCGGCGGTGTGCTCGACGTAGGCCAACCGACCGGCATCGCCGGCGAGCGCACGTTTACGGATCGACCACAGGAACGTCGACGTTGACAGACCTGCCGACGACAACGACCAAACCTGCGGGTTGTGCGCCCGCGTCTTCCCACGCGCCAACGTCGCCAACGACGCCGCCACCTGCCGAGCCTGCAAGAACAACGCCTCGTCGTACACCAACCGTGACGCACCCGCGAACCCCCGAGCCGCACCACCGGTACGGGTCTTGTACAACAGCCGACCACCCGACTTGAGTTCCACCGCATGGTCACCATTGCCATATCGGAACCGGGCGACCTGAGCGCGCAACTCGGAGTTGTTCGAGATGAACTGCTCCATCCGCAAGAACGACTCGTTCGCCGTCGCCGCCTCATGCGCGGTGTGAAGTTGCAGGTGGTCGCCGGCGATGAACAGGCCATGCGCCTCGGCAACCATTACCGTGTCGTTCTTGCCTGACTGGCGGGGCTCCACGTCGGCGACCTCGAACGCCGCCCACTTGTGATCGGCCCGCTCGCCCATCGCCGCCTGCAGCGTGATGCACTGCGACTCGTCCAACCACAGGTCGCACGACTCAGCCAGTTCGATGGCTTCCGTTGCTGCGCCGAGGCTGACTACGTCGGGTGGCAGGTGCAGGATCTGCGGGGTCTGAATGCCGCGCCGCACGTCGAGACTTGAGCTCATCCAACTTGCTCGTTTCCGGTACTGCCAAGTTGGCGAACTCGGCGTTGATCGCACGTAGTTCCTTCGACGCCGCGGCGATCATTGACAGCGTCGTCGTCTCGCCGGGCACCCCGAGCTGGCCGGCGAGCACTTCGCGTAGCGCAGTCAACGCAACCCGACGGTCCGGTGAGGTCAACCGTTGCGACAACGGCAGGTCAGCAACCACGTTCGACCTCCAGGTTTGCGTTAGAGAGATCGGTCTGGGG